TCACCGGGGAATGCAGTAGAGCTTGTATGTCCGAGAGCAAGGTCGGAGCCAATTGAAGTCAGTTGTTTACCGCTCCAACGATAACTTTTTCCATCTTCTTCACATAGAAAGACTTTGCCGGAAGAGGGTATTCGCCCGTTTGTACTTGCCGTACCGAAAACATCTGCATCCAACCAGTTGTTATAATAAGTAGCAGTCTCGGATTCTCCGATTGTCGGAACGTATGCAAGCACAAAGCAACCATGTTCCTTATCATATACAACTTTACAACCCTCATCGTTGGAATTTTTGTCTATGGATTCATTTTTTACAGTAATGCCTACGGAAATGCCATAAAAATCTACCACGTCATCAATGTATCCGGGCAAATGTCGGCTCGGTACTTTCCCTTGTTCGTCAAGAGGGGCGATTCCTCCGTTTTCACCTTTTGATTCTTTGAAAGAGTTCAGTTGGCTTCCAACTTCATTCGCCTTGTTGTTTGCCTTGTTTGCGGTATCCTTGGTCGTGTTTACTTGGTCTTGCAACGAGTTGACACTATCACCAAGCGTGGTGAGGTTGGTGTCTTGCGCTTTGTTGCGGGCTTCTATATCCGTAATGTCGTCCTGCAGTTTGGTAATATCCTCTTGCAGTTTTTCTACGGCTTCGTTATACTGACCGCTGTCTATGGTCGGGTTGCCTCCACTCTGTCCGGTCGGGACCCATTCTCCGCCATCGCCCACATATATGGGAGCTGGTAAGGAAACACCCACAAGTGCCCACCATCCGTCATGTGGTAAAGGATAAGCCGCTTTCAGTTTTTCGATGGTCGTGAACAGTCCTTTGCTCACTCCCTTGATATTTTTTGCCTCAAGCCAGCCGTCCACCATTACGTTTCCTTTCAAGTGGGTCTTTCCCTGAACGGTCGCGTCACCACCTATCGCTGTATTGCGACCAACGGAGACATCACCGTCTATATGTTTTGATTCGTAACTCATATTAATACAGATTTAGCCAATTCGTTCAATGCGGCACTTTTTTCCGTATCGCCGAATGTCGTTAATACTAATGCAGCTATGGTATATATCACAGCATCATAACATTTCTCACAGATTTCTACCGCGCCATATTTGTCTATTTTCGGGTAAGGCAGATATACAGCACGGCTCACTTTCGCTTCTGTCGTTTTGCAAGAATAAAATTCCATCACTCTTCCTTCTGGCCGTATGGATATGGCGCATACAGGCCGTTGACATGTTCCCCTTATGCCTTTAAATCGGGAAGACTGTTTTTCATATTCAGGGTCATCGGTGTTTATGGGATTAAATACCGCACGCTCCCAATCGTTCATTTGGAAAACGACAAAACGCATGAAATCTTCCGGCAGTAATATCCATCCGCTTTCATGCTCTTTCCAATATATGGCATCACCGAAGTTGTGTCCGCCGTCAAGCAAATAGGACGGTGCAGAGCTGTGCACACGCTTTACTGCTTCCAAAATCTTTGATGCAATGATGTCGTCAAGTGCAAGAGTGTCCACATCGCCTATAATCTTCAACGTATCGCTGTTCATGTTTTGGTCCAGGGCGGTGCGTACATCCTCCTGTATTTTGTTCTTCTGATATACAGCCATAAGCCCTTATCTTTATTCCAGACCTTCAAACTCAATTCCGTTTGCTGCTGCCTGCTCCATGATTGCCTTGGTCGAGCGCATGGAAGTGCGGCTGATACCGAAAGTGTCTGCAAGGTAATCTTTTGCACTTGCAATGTCGCTTACTTTGACTTTGCGAGATGTCGTATTGTTATCCCCTGCGTCTTCTTGCGGCATTTCGTCCTGTCTGCCGGTTTCGTTGGCAGGCGTGTCTTCACCATTGTGCGTACTTTCGGCATGAAGTTTTTCAGATGAACCGTTTTTAGACGCTTTTCCGGCTGTTTCTACTGTCTCGGATTGCCCGTGCACAGAATGAAGTTTGAACAGTTTGCCAAACTTGTAATGGTTCTCTACAGACTTCTGTATGTCCTCGTTGTCGGTAGTGAATACACTGCTTCCGTTTGACAATGGAACGAATGCGATATGCAGGTTCTTCTTGCTCGGAAGTACCACATTAATACTGATATTGGTATTCGCCTTGTAGGTTTTCGTAATCATATTCTTAAAAGTAAAAAGGGGACGGGACACCTTATCCCATCCCCGGTAATTAATAATTCTTTATGAACTCTTTATTATGCCGCATTTAAATCTTGGGCGGGTGCTTTAGCCAGTCTCATACGTGCATGTGCCTTTGCATAGCGCAGATACAGGCAGCTCACCTCTTGGATAACTACCGCATCGGTACGGCGGATACCGGCCTTTTGCAAGTCGAGTACGTTACGTGCCCAAGACACATGTGTTTTTTTGGAAAGATATTCCGGATCCATTGCAAAGCCGCAATCACTCATTCCGTTTACATCGAACAGTTCATGATGTATGGTTAATACTTCTCCGAAATCAGTATCCCAAGATTTGAATTTCAAGTTCCATACCTCCACGGTATCTTTCAAGCGGAATTTTTCGCTCTTTATCTTGGAGAATGCAGAGAGCATATCACTTCCACAGAATAAAATCTTACGCTTGTTACCGATGCCGGTACCAACAAAAAGGTCTTTGGTAATATCCACAAGGTTTTCATCGGTAATTATGGCGCATTTCTTGTCAGTATCCCATTCGCCCACCTCGATGTCCTTTCCGGCCATCCACCAGATACCACCTGTAAACCAAGTGTTCATGCCGTCCTTTGCAATGTGCTTGATAACCTGCTTCACACCGAACAGATAAGTATTTTCCATTGCGAGGCGCATATCATATACACCGTCTTCTTCAATGTCTGAGAAATTCCAGTTCACTTCTTTGGCGGCAATCTTGTCAAAAGTTGATTGCTCTACCTGAATCATGAAGTTCTGACAATACTGGGTTTCAGGCATAGGGATATTATTGAATCGTCCTGTCTGAACATCCAATTCCCCACATGCTTTTCCCATGCGTACAAGCGTTGTTCCTTGTGGAATTTCCGGAACAAGAATCGGCTGTTTGCTTGAATCATCCATTTTGCCATTTACGGCATACACTGTAGGAAGATTTGTTGAGCTGTCCTTTCCGCACACACAAAGCACGAGGTCCGGAACGTTGCTGTCATCTTCCGTATATTTCGTTCCGTCCGGTTTGGTGATGGCGCTGACACCGACTACCCTAATGGTATCATCCAACGTGAACATATTCAAATCATCTACCGGCAACGACACGCTCGCACCGCTGAGCATAGCTTCCAGCTTTTTGTTGGTACTGCATTTGATTTCACGTGTACCCACGCTGTAATACTTCACTTCAAATGAATTGGTGGAGCTTGATTTTGCATAACGGCTGATTTGGTCAATTGGAGTAGCCATCGGACGGATTTTCACGATGCGTTTGTCCACATCACTCAAATAGAAATTTGGGTCGCCGGTTTCACGCCCTCCTGTTTCAGTGGAAATACCGTCTGTTCCACCCGTACCGTCCGCACCGGCTGTTGTTTTACCCGCATCAGGCAGGTTCGATGCTTCTGCCATCATGACACCGCTTGATGCACCCGTCACAAACGCCAATATCATCAGCGTAATGCGACAAAAGAAACTCATTGTTTTCTTCATTGCTCGAAATTTTAAAAGTTAAAAATGTAATTGGTTTATATTTATCTGTTTATCGCCTTGCGTTTTTCACCGCCACGCTCCCAAATGTTCTGTGTACCATCATAACGCCCGATTGCACCGAGGTCAGGCATCTGCCGTGAACCGCCACTGCCGCCACCGTTTTTACCGGCAAGGTCGGCTGTACCGTCATTTTTGCCTGCTTTGCGTAGTTTTTCTTCAATCTTGCTGTTGCGCCCCTTTACTTCACCCTCGTGTCCGGCAGCTTCCACATCGCTGTCGTGCCTGATTGCTTTTATGGCCATTTCTATACTTTCACGTGTAAACTTACCCATGATTCCGTCACGTACAATGCCTACAAGGAAATCCATTGCGCTGTCGATGTCCTCATCCGGCAGTCCTTCTTCCTGTTGCATGGTTTCAAGGGTGGTCAGGGTTTCGTCGAGGTTCTTCTGATACTCTCCCTCGTACTCTTTCTCTTGGGCGATTCGTTCCGCAAATTCCTTGTTGGCGGCTGCAAGTGCCTCCTGCTTTTCGGGGTCTTCAAGTGCGGCCTTGAAATCATCCCCGAATTTGCGCACCATACCGATGATAGGGTCTTCGCCTTTTCTCCAGTCAGTAAGGAAAGCGGCACTTTGCGGGTTGCTTGCAAACAGGTCGGACAGTGCTTTTTCACGTTCCTTGTAACCGGACAATTCCTTGTCGTAACCATCGTAATCGTCATTGATTTGACCGAATAACGCTTCATCATCGGCAAATTCTCTGTCCGGATACTTTGCTTTCAATCGCTCTGTGTATCGCTCGCGATTGCTCTTAACTTCCGTATTATTAGGCATAATTCAAAAATTTAATTTATAGTCAGATTCTACAAGACAAAAATAGGCAGGGAAAGCAGGATGTCATGTTTATCTTTTTACGCTCCTATTGGTAACTTTGGTACTATAACGGGAAGAAAAATGAAGCATAAAGGAGCAGTTATGGAATACTCTATGGAGCGTATGAACGACTTGATGAGAGCATACGATGAATACATTTCATCGTGTGATTATATCCGTATGCCTGAAGTGTATAAAGTAATTGTAAACATGCCGTCCCGGAGGTTTTGGGTCAGCGATATTCGTGCAGCATTGGTCGTTTCCGCCATGATGAGGGGTGAGAACGATTTAAGCGGTATGTGGCCGTTGAAGAAAGAAATGTATGAGGAGATTCATACAAGGGTTGTCGCTCTCAAATCAGAATACCCGGAACTTACCATTTCTGAACTGTGTGCTAAAGTGATTGCTCAACCCGCACCGAAATTCTACCTCACGCCGGGTAGTGCCAAGATGATGATATGCAAGGCTAAAAAACGATGGATGCAAGAAAAGTTGAGAAGATTACGGCTCTCCTGATTTCTGCCATGATTGTGTGTTTGTCATTTTCAGGAGAATGGGATTGGCAAACTGTCGGCATTTACGCTGGAAGTAATATGCCAGGACGCTTGCTGTATCCGTTTTTCCATACGAATATGTTTCATGCCTTGCTCAATTCATGGTGTTTATTATCGATTATTTTCATTTACGATATTGGGATAGGAAGATTGCTGTCAGCCTATATGATTGCCGTTACAGTTCCAGTTGATACCCTTGGATATTTCACGACAATGGATTCGCCAACGGTAGGATTGTCCGGATTGGTTTTCGCCCTGTTTGGTTCAATATCGTTTGAGGTATTACGTAAACGGTATTATCAGTTATGGATGCTGTTTTACCTTGTGGCAGGCTTCCTGTTTCCGGGCATAAATGCCGTATTGCATCTTTGGTGTTATGTATTGGGACTCATCATGGCTCTGCTAAACAAGCCTGTTAAAATCATGCACCATGAAAGATAAGGCCATCAAGGACATATTGACAGAGAATGAACGCCGCAATGCGATTGTATATGCAAAGTTCAATCCAATTACCGGAGAAGGTTCTGTCGGTAAACGTGTAAAGTGTACCATCAGTGACTTTCCTATACATACCCAGTGGTTACCGGAACGTATCATGAAAGTACCGCTTGTACGCCAACTCATCGAAGCCGGTTCTATTTCCAAATTCCTCACGGACTACATGGGTGTGGAAGACAATCAGGATGATCGCTTGAAGGTCATAGAGCAGTTTGTACGAATACGCAGCCGCGAGGATTTTCCGTTTTGGGCGGCAACATTTGTCTATATCAAGGCCAAAGGCGGTGGTGAGGATGTCCTGTTTCGTCTGACAAGACCTCAACGGCGTTTTGTGGATCGGCTTGAGAAATTGCGTATTGCAGGGAAACCGATACGCATCATCCTGCTTAAAGCACGGCAATGGGGTGGTTCCACCACTTCACAGCTTTATATGGCATGGTTGCAGTTGCTTCACAAAACCGGCTTAAACTCACTTATCATTGCACATCAGGGCGCAGGCTCCGATGAAATCAAGGATATGTTCGACCGGATGATTAAAAGTTATCCTGTCGAAATGCTCTATAAAATTGATGAAGCCTACAATGAGAACGAGCCGAAGATTGTAGGAGTGGGAAAATCGGGAAGTATATCGCGCATTCCGCAGCGTAACTGCAAAATCAAGATTGGTACGGCTGAACGCCCGGATTCGTGTCGTGGCGGTGATTACAATCTTGTACATCTCTCCGAAGTGGGAATATGGAAGGCTACGGAGGGAAAGAAACCGGAAGACATTGTGCGCTCCGCCTGTTCGGGTATTCTCCTCAAGCCCTACACCATGATTGTTTATGAAAGCACAGCAAATGGCACCGGGAACTTCTTTCATCGCGAATATACTGCCGCAAAAGAAGGGAAATCCCAGTTCGAGGCAATGTTCGTTTCATGGTTCGACATCGAGCAATATACACTCGCTTTTGATTCGGACAATGAAAAATGGGATTTTGCAGAATGGCTTTATCAGAATCGGGACAATGAAAATACAGATTCCGAACGTGAGGAATGCGGTAAGTATCTTTGGTCGCTGTGGGAAAAAGGTGCTACGCTCGAAGCTATCCATTGGTACATAGCCGAACGCAGGAAGTACAATGACCATGGGCAGATGGCTGCCGAATTTCCGTCTGATGATGTGGAAGCCTTCGTACATTCGGGAGCACGTGTGTTCGACAAATACAAGGTCGATGCAATGCGCAAGACCTGCAAGAAGCCTAAATATGTCGGTGAAGTCTGTGCCGATGCGGATGAGGGCAAGAACGCTTTGCAGAACTTGCGTTTTGTGAAAGACAAACAGGGATTGTTGCATATTTGGGAGTTGCCGGAAACAGATGAAAAGGAAGTTGTTACAAATCGTTACCTCACGATTGTCGATGTGGGTGGACGTTCCAATAAAGCAGACTTCTCTGTTGTTCTTGTGCTTGACCGTCTGTTTATGATTGATGGTGGCAAGCCTGTCGTAGTGGCACAATGGTACGGACATTGCGACATCGACCAGCTTGCATGGAAAGCGGCACAAATAGCGGCTTTTTATGACAATTCACTCTTGGTGATAGAAAGCAACACCTTGGAAACGCATGACAAGGAGCGGCAGGTAGATGGCGACCAGTCACAGTTCATCCTTAATCAAATCAAAGAGATTTACCCTAATCTCTATGCACGTGGTCAGTCCGAAGAAGCCGTACGCGAGGGATTGCCTACCAAATACGGCTTCCATACCAATGTCTCAACCAAACCGATGATTATATCAACCTTAGTCAAGGTTATTCGTGAGAATTTATACACGGAACGTGACGAACGTTGTCTGGACGAATATTTGTGTTACGAGAAAAAACCGAACGGAGCTTTCGGAGCGATTACCGGTAAACATGATGACTTGCTAATGACAAGAGCCATAGGCTTGCATATATGTTTCTTTGAAATGGAAATTCCAAAGATTGTGCTTCGTATCGGACGATTTGTTGTCAAAAAGAAAAAAGCTGTTTCAGCAGCTACAATATAAGTTTAACTATAAAAACAAGGAACAATGAACATTTTCAGAAAAATCAGAGCTTCGCTTCGTTTACGTGAAGCAGTCAGACAGGCAGACGAAAAACACAAAGAAACTGGAGAACGTTACTACGTTATGCCTGCCGGTGGGAAAAAAGGTCAACTTATCATTATGGATAGAAAGAATTTCCGTAAGTTGAAACAGAAAGGCTACATCAATCATAATACGTTTGTGGGCGACCTTGAACGCGAATGCTTCTACTGCACGACTTATGGAAACGGTTCAGCTATGCTTCCTTCTGCTGTTATTGCATTGAAACGAAAACAGTATTTCTCATGGCTTGATTCATTTTCAAATCCCAAAGAGAATGGGAAAGTACGGAAATATTGATGGCATTGCCACACTTACCAGTGACCCGCTCGCACTTGACAATATCAACAAGTTTAACATCGGAGACCGGGTGATGTGCAATGATAATGGGAAAAGCGGTACTGTATTAGATATAGATACTGATAAATACGGTTGTACCGTTCGTTTTGATGATACTGAAGGAACATGGATTGAATGCGACCAATTATCCAAAGAATAAAGAAAGGGGCATATCTGTGATGATGTGCCCCTTTGGTTTAAGTTCTCATTGCATTATGTAACTGATTTACTGCATCTATATTTGCACCTTGTTCGACCTGTTGAAGCAATTGAGGAGAAAGACCGTCGGGCACTTTGCCCTGCTCCAACTGTTCCTTCTGTGATTTGATACTTTGCAACAATTCATCTGCAAACGGGAAATCTCCATGCTCAAGCAGCTGCTCTACACTGATTGCCTGAGACTGGTACAACTGCATAAGCATATCGTTAGCAAGATGCCTGTATGCCGGTGTTGAAGTGCTTTCGGTAATGCTTAAATCAAATTCTACATCACGTATTTTCTTCGGGTCATATTCGATTTGTGCACCACTCTTACCTGCAATATTGAATACACGTTTGCTATCATAAAACTGCTGCATATTCTTCACATCCTTATATGCTCCGTCCACTACAAAACAACTGAAGCATTCAAGCAGGTCGAGCAATGACTTCGTGGCGTTTTCTGTCTGTTGGTTATAGTGCGATGCACTTTCACCGGAATACCCGGGCTTTCCTTGTAATGCGCCCGTAACTCCCGATATATCTTCAAAAAATTTGAGTTGCATGTTAAGCAGTTCCGCAATGCCTATATTTGTGGAATTATTGGCCACCTGTTCCGGCACTTTTCCGCTTTTGCTCGGCTTGTATACGATGACACCGTTAAATTCCGTCCAGCTCTCTGCAATATCGTCAATGCTCACACCATCAGGCAAGCAGTCTTCGGGCATCATCAGCACGCCTTTGGCACTCGCACGCATTATCCAGTCATAGAGAGTTATCAATCGGTTGGTATATCGCTGTTGGTCGATTACATCAGCAACGAATGAATGGATTTCACCATCAATGAACGGATATGCCTTGAAAACATATGGATGGCTTCCATGCTCGTAAGGCGTTTCCCCCTCCCTCAATATGTCGCCAAAAGGAGAAAGGTAATAGAAATACCAATAATCGTCCACAAACCAAGTAGCTTTTATCAACGGAACCTCATCTTCCGGCATACCGGCTTCCTTGGCCATACGCATACGTTCTTCATTTTCAGTAAGCACCACTTGTGCGTAATCTTCTTCGTCTATTTTGAAAATATCGCCGTTTTGGTAGTCATGGCAACGGTATCTCGGTTTTTGCTCCTTGCGCCATATCTCTATCACACGACATCGTCCCGGCTCGCTTGTGAATAGAAAATCGTAGTTTTCCAAGCGGCTATACCCGAAACGCTCCGCGTATGTGGTTATGTAATCTTTCCTTGCCGCCCACTTGTAAATGTCACGCAATTGTCTGTATTCCTGCGGACTTGATGCGAACTGTTCACACAACTGTCCGAAAGAAATGTCGTGAACTTCTCCAAGCACGG